TTTTGTTCTAAATGGCTGTGTATAAGTATCTTTTGCTTTTTGAGCAAAGCCTTGATAAGGATTGTCAATAACAAAACCATAAGGACCTATATTTTCTTGTAAGCTTTTTATAATATTGTTAGGAGTATAGTCTACTTCATTAACAGACAACAGTATGTCTTGGTAATTTTGTTGTCTTTTTTTGTTTTCTTTTGAATAAAACTTCTTCTTTAATGAACCATCTTCATTAATTTCAAAAACATCAAGAGCGTTCGCATCTCTGTTTCTTGCATCAGCTGCGTACGTATTCTCACCTTCTTGCAAAGCCATAAAATCACTTCCACCTTTAACTCCTTTTTTTAAAGGCATATCACCTTTTAGTAAGTCAACTTCTTTTGGAGTTACAACTTCTTCAGTTGCTAAATCGAAAATAATATTTTCATCTCCACCAGCTGGAAGCGGTTTCTTTTTTTTTTCGTCTGAAGACATCAGTGGTAGTTGACTAAAGTATTTTTTAAAAGTATCTTTAAACCAACTTCTGTTAGCGCCTGCTGAGTTAACACCACCTGCATCATCAAATTCAGAACTTGTAGATGAAATATCAAAGAATTCATCAAAGTCTTCAAAACTAGTAAAAACTTCCTTATCAACCGCTCCATATACATCCTCTGGTTTGGCACCTTCATAAAATTCTGTAAATGATTCGAACGTAGGAAACATATCTTTATCAACCACAAAGTTATCATAGAACTCTCCAGTGGTAAATACTGAATTTTTGTTTTCTTCAACAGCCATATAATCTATTTTTTTAACCTATAATGTTCCTGTGCTTGTAAGAATAACTGCTGGTACTCTGGGTATGTTAAGAATTCGCCAGCTGCTTCATAAGCTCTTTTGATTTCTACTAGATTTGGAGCCTTCCCAAATTCATATCCTTTAATTTTGTCTGGCTCTTCAGTAAAGACTACTGCCTCAGTAACCTTAACACGAGTATCTTCTTGTTGTCTACCCATACCATCGTTCCATTGAACATTAGGGTCAAGTTTATTATCTTTTTTTCTGTTAATTATAAACTGTTCTTGTTTAAGATACTGTTTACCTAACATTTTTGATAGTTCTCTAGGAGTTATTTTACCGTCTTCATTTAGTGCAGTATAAATTTTTCTTACAACAGCATTAGTAATAGATGGCTCATCCACCTCTAAATAAACTGGAGCTGTCATTACTTCTGGTAAATAAACCTCTATCACCTTATCTCCTTCTAATTTATCTATAATTAATCCTTTAAGATTTTTAGATTTATTTGGATTAGTTTGTTTAGCGAATATTTCATTTAAACCAAATGATAAAGCATCGGCACCATCACCTTCTACATAATCGTCAATGTTAGTTATATAATCATTAAGACTTATGTTTTTAGCAGTATCTCCAGAACCCACTTCAATTGCTAGCGCATTGTACGGTATATCAGTTTCTGATATTCCTGGTGAATTAAAATTAACATACTGATTATCTTGACCCATTAGTCTTTGCCCACTTATTAATTTACCATAGTTAACTTTACCAAGTCTATTTTGCATTTCACTAGGAGTACTACCAATATAAAAACTTCCTTGAGTTAAAAAGTCTCTATTATCACCCAACATTGATATTGGCAAAGCAACATTTGCATTAGTGTTTTTATCAAAATAAGTAACAGTTAATTTATCTCCTACTTGTTCAATATTTGTAATGTCTATCATTTTATCGTTATTACGAGATTCAGCTATAATAGCATTTTTAGCAGCTACAAAATTTGATGTACCTACTGCATTTCTAAGATTCATCCAGTTAGATGCAGCGTCAAATATTTGTATATTTTCAGTTTGATAAGCTGCAGCATCTTTATCAAACCCAGGAGCAGTAGCTTTTTTTGTAGTTTTTCTAGGTATCTTTAAATCTAATTGAGCTGATAAAACTTTATAAGCTTCTTCCTGTAAATACTTACCTTGCTTACTTTCTAAGTCTATATTATAAACACCAGCGTCATTTGGTTTCATATAAATAGCATTTTTGTTTTTTTCTTTATTTACATCATCTGTAAACTCCCACGGAGTTCCGTCTGGTGACATTCTTGCAAAGTCATATAGTATACTACCTACATTATCTGGAGTACTTAGATAAGACATTAGTTGTTTTTTTGATGCATCTTTAAATTTAGGATTTTGTCTAATGTCATCTCGTATACTTCCATCATCTTTATTTTGCTGATAGGCAGGTGCAAGCATTTTATATGAACTTTCAATTGCAGCATTAACATCAAACTTATCTGTTTTTTGACCCATCCATCCCAACATAGTACTAACTTGCTGAAAGTCTGCTGTGTTAGTAGATAATGCTCTTACTTTTTTACCGTCTACTTCTTTTGTAACTAACTTACCATTTGACACCTTCATAGTAACAGGGTCTATAAATGCAGCTGTAGTTCTAAAGTCATTAAAGCTTTGAACTTTTCCTGCAGCCCATCCATCTTTTCCAGATAACTTATCTTCTTCTAATCTTTTTTGTTGTTCTTCTAAGTAGCCATTGTATTTGTTTGCAATAGCTATAATTTGTGCAGTACCATTGGAAAGGTTTTGAGATAGTTTAGTAAATTGTTTACGACTCATACTACCATTATCTAAATTACGTTTTAACATTAAGTTGTAATTAGATGCATTGTTTACATAATCTAAAATATAATCACTTGACTCCTGGTCTCCTCCCTCTGGAGCGCTTTGTAATTGTGTAGCTAACTCTTGTGTTACTAAAGCATCAGCAGCTTCATTTTCTTCTTTTAATTTTTGTTGTTCAGTAAGCATATCTGAAAATTGAGTTGCTACTGCTCCCCAGTTTACATTTGTTTCTGCTTCTCTTTGTGCGTATCCTATATATGTTTTAGCCATTTTTTATATTTTTCATTACATTGCCATCATTGGAGTTCCATCTGGCATAGTATAATTATTTATCGCTAATGGTTTATCAATTGTTCCAGAACTTCCATCTGGTATTTGATAGCCTTTTAAAAACTTTCTAAAATCTTTAAATCCTTGTTGTCCTAGTTGACTATTCATTTGGTCATAAAATGCATTTACTCCTCCAATTTGAGAGTTTCCTTGAGCGTCCATAGCAGGTCTATTCATTATATCAAACGTAGCTGTAAAGTCCATACCTTTAAATTGCATTCCAGAAGGGTCGTTTTGAAAAGCTTCTATTGCTGCTTGACCTGCAGTTTTAACAGTTCCATCTGATAATTTAGTATCTTTAAATCCAGCTTTTAAAGCACGGTCTTGTACTTTCCCTGCGTCACCACCAGCTGCTGCTCTATTATCAGTTATACCTGTTCCTAAACTAACACCAGCTTTTAATGTATCTCCAATTCCTTGAATACCTGCTGCTGTATATAGATTAGCTTGTTGCTCAGCTCTTCCTGCTGCAACTTGCGCTCCTTTTACTTCTTCTAAATCTAACTGAACTCCAATATCTCTAAGCCTAGCATCTTCTTGTGCAACTAACATATCAATTTTTTGTTGCTCCGCTCCCATTGCAACTCTTTGTTTTGCTTGCGCTTGATTCTGTGCAGCTAAAACTCTACCTGCAACTGCTGCTGCTCCTCTTTCACTTTCAGCTCCAGCTGCTGTAGCTTGCGCTCCAGCCGACAACAAAGCCTCTCTTTCTAATTCATATTTTTCTTTACCTATAGAAAGATTTTTATAAAAGTTTGTGTCTAATTTTTCTCTTGCTTTCAACAATGCTTGTTCAGCATCATATTCTGCATCAGCTGCTGCTCTTCTTTGTGCTGCTGCTTGAACAAAATTTACTGTCATTCCTCCAGCTGACAATGCTAATCCTGCTATTAATAAACCTACTGCTGCCATATTTCTTTTTTTATATTTATTACATCACTGGGTAGCTCCCTGTAATTATTTGTAAATAACTCTAACTCTGCATCCAAAACATTTGTTGCATTAGTTTTATGAACGCAACTCCACTCAACATCTTCGTGTATATAAAACACTCTTTGTGTCCCTTTTTTTGTGAACACAGTATGTGGAGCTTTTACTCTAACTATCTCTCCGTCATCAGTTAAATATGACAACTCCCCTTTAAGCAAAAAAGAAGGGTGTTCTTGTTTGTGTATTAAACTTACAATAACCGCTCCCTTTGGCATAAAAATTTCTCTAGTATATAAGCCACCTTCGAAATGGTGTTTTAAAGGAGCTGTTTTTTTTAATCCCTCAGATTGTTCATCTCCAGGATTATGTGTTAAAGCTCCCTCAATAATGCTGATTTTGTTTTTAAAGTTCTCAATTTTTTCCCACAAGATACCCCTTGATGCAGGTATTTGCCCTAAAATATTTTGAGCTATTAAATTATCAGAACTACTCATCTACTTAATTTAGACAAAGATACTAATTTTAAGGGAAACTTTTCATAACGTCTGACTCTACAGCAAACAGTTCTGTTGCAGTAGTATCTGCATTTGTTAAAGTAAACTCAGCGTAATGTCCTAAGATGCCATTAGACTCGGCAATTTGATTTTTTATATACATAATATATACTTCTGTACCACTGGTTGGAAAGCTTGTTGTAGTACCACCAGTATTGTTTACCGTTATAGTATTTACACTTGTAGCTAAATCAAAAGTTATAGCTGTTATTTTACCAGCTTCAACTGGAGTTAAAATATCTGTTGGTCCAAAAGGTCCAAGCGCAAAATATACAGTGTCATTAATGTTTATCATTGAACCTAAATCTACACTCATACTAAATGTTAAAACACAAGTAGCAGTACCTACACCAGTTCTTACAGATTGTCTAGCGACACCTTGTACCGAACGTAATGGAAACTCACCGCTTATTGGATTAGCGTTATTGTTTCTTAAATAAGCAAAAAACTCACCTTCTTTTTCTACAAAAAAAGTATTAGTAATAAATCCTGTGTCTTGTATATCTGACTTTACAGTTGCCGACCAACTACTATCTGATTGAATAGATAGGGTTTTAAACAGTTTGTTTTCTAAAGGAGCTTGATTAAATACACTAGTAATCGAAGAACTAAATTGTCCCCCATAATAATTATTTCTTTCTACATTATCAGCATTGTGACGATATAATTTACCTTGAAAAAAAGTATACAAATACCCACTCATTCCTAATATTTGTTCTGGTATAAAAGAATAAAAAGATGGAAAACCTGCAGAAGTTTCGCTATAAGTAACTGTTTGATTAGTAAATGCCATATATAATTATTTTAAGGTGTGCATCCTACAACGGATATTATTACACTTTCATCATTAAGTTCTATTGCTTGCTCTCCTCCTGTTCCAGGGTCAGTAATTCCTGTTAAAACAAATCCAGCTGTACTAAATGTTCTATCAGCATATCCAGGGGATGCTGAGTCTGTATTAACAGCAGGAGATGTTCCGTTTGCATTAGCATATACTCTTGTTCCAACTGACCATCCTCCAGCTCCAGGGTATTGACTAGGTATAACAAATATACTTCCTCCCTGGTCAGTTGCTCCACCACAAGCTAAAGCAGATGTACTATTTGTTTGTGTTACATCAGCATCTGCACTTGTTAAAGCTACTGGACAAGCTACACTAAAATATGTAGATAAATAGTCAGAGCTTGATAGTAAGTTAAAAATTTCTACATCTAAATAATTAGTTGTAGCACTTGTTTTAGGAACTACTAAAGTACACACTTGTGGATTAGTTGCAGTTGTTTTAATTTGTCCTGTACCTACTGCAACATATTGAGTAGTATTAGGAATCACCACATATTGACTTGCAGAGTCTAGTTCAGCTACTGGATAGTTTCCAGAAGTAGGTAAAGTTCCAGTACCATTTACACCTAAATATACTGGAGTATTTAAACTATTTGGACTAACATCCCCAAATGTTTGTGAAGTCCATTTATTATATCTAACTCCATTATAAATAACATCTATACCCTTTGGCATTTCCCAAGGTAGCCAAGTAATTACTACCGCTCCAGTTGAAGCTGTAAATAAATGTCTCGACTGAAATACACTTGGTGCAGCTGTTTTATAATAAATTGCACTAGGTCCACAACTTATACCGCACGTACAGTTTGTTGTATCTGGTTGTAGAACAGAATTTTTTTGTAGTCTTACAACAACACCATCACTATAATATCCATCTGCCGCTGGAGTTGATTGTGTTTGACTAGTATATACTACAGTAGCGCTAGATAATGTAGCTCCATTTAAAGAATAAAAAGCTTGAGCATTAACACAGCACGCATTAAATCTATCAGCAGTTAAATCTGCTGTACCAGCTTGATATCTTAATTGAACTGAAGTTAAATTTCTGTAATCCCATATCATATATAAATACGTGGTATTTGAAGCCCTAGCAAATTGTCCGTTAAACAAAGTTGGTTGTCCAGCAAAATTAGTGTTAGTTTGTGTAGAAGCAGCGACTAAAGCATTGATATCAGTAGCGTTGTTTTGATATAATGTATTGCTTTCTAAATATCTAAACTTATCTCCAGGTATTTCAAATTGAAAATTAGCAGGAGGTAATTTGTTAGATTGTATAGTCACATATGCACCGTTTGGAGGAAAAGACCCCAGTCCTGTTTGACCAGTTATCATTGAATACTGAGAAACAGTTGGTGTAGCTCCACTTTGAAAATCTACAAACGTAGATGTAGTCGGAGAGCTATATAATGGATTAGTAGAGTATGGAGGCGCTGGCGAAGCTGCAGGAAAAATATTCCAAAAAAACTGATTGTAATTAGACAATGTGTCTTCGTCTTGTCTTGTTAAGCAAACTTGCACAACATTTAATGTGGCTGAAAGTGGACAATCTTGACGTATAGTCCATTCGCTATTTCCAGCTGTCTGTGTAGCGGTAATTGACACTTCTGTTATAGAAGGAACGTCTCTAATAATAGTTATAAATCCATCTGTCGATACAGCTCCGCTTGTAACAGTTTGTGTAACACCACTACCATCTACGTAAGTAGCTACAAAGGTTGTAGTACTTCCACTTGTTAAGCCTACATTATAATTAAATCTAGCATTACCAGATTCGTTGTTTAATAAATATACAAAAGTTTGTGGAGTACCCGCTTCACATATAAAGCTAACATCTACACCACAATTATATTTTAAGTCTGGTTGAGGTAATAATGTGTTATTAATACTTAATACGTACTCATTCATATAAGGGTCAAATCCACCAATTTTTTGTGTTTGTGATGATTCAATAAATAAATCTCTAAAATATCCTCTCATTCCTCTTTCTGATATTACTCCTAATGCTTCGTTTGTACCACCTACTCCTTTTAATTGAATTATAGCTCCTCTTTTTACATCAGTAAAAAATTTATCAGCACCCCATTCAGTATAGCTTTCTGGGTTATTACTAATACCATAATCTTCTACTCTTGCAATTTGAGTTCCTAAAACTTCTGGAACCGATGTTAATGAACTTCCTCCAGCAGCATCAGACAAAAGATTTTTACCTGCTAAAACATATGTAATTTTATCTTCTTGTAAAGCAAGAACATCTGTTTTTCTTCCAGACAATACTTCTATTGGTCCATAAGATTCTTCAAGTTGTTTAAAGTTTACTAAACCTAAATTGAATTCGTTTAATTTATTTATGTTTGACTCGTCATTATATATTCCACTGTATGTAATATCAGAAAATCTATGCGCTCTTTTATATATCTGCTCTGTTGCTCCGAATACTCTGTTACCTAAAGAAAATCCTTTTCCAGAAATTGAATCTCTAATTTTATAACTTTCAACTCCATTACCAAATGTAAAAGCATTAAAATTATTTAAATATACTACGCCAGCGACTGATGCTGTTTGATTTACATCGTTAACATTTGTTCCAGACATATGAAGACCGCCAGTTATATCGTAATTATCTTCTCCTTCATAAAATATTCCTGGAGAAGCATCTAAAGGTTCAGACTCAAAAACTAAAGTTGCTTCACTTCTAATTATTTGAACATCCATTTTTAAAGACGACCTACGCTTATCACTTCTTCCACAATTAGTTCCACCTTGAACAACAGCCATTAAAATATTATTTTCTCCACTACCAGCGTTATTACTAGCTCTTGCAAAACGCATATAGTAAGTTTTAACTAAATCTGTACCAAATGTTTGAGATGCTGGTACTGCAGTACCACATTCGGTTGAGGTAGTTGTACCAGCATAGTATAAAGTGTCATCGAAAATAAAATTACCATTACTTCCGCTATCTCCTACATCCCAAGTTCCAGAGTTTAATTGAGTTTCAATATTATCTCCAATAAACCAATCATACACATTTGCATATGAATTTCTAGCTACTAAACCACGCAGGTCTAAAGTATAAACAACTCTTTCACAACTTCTGTTTCCATCACCAGGTCCACGTCTTTCAAATTTCATAAACCAATTAATTACACTTCCTTGAGGAACATCAACATCAACATATTTTGGGTCTGTAACAGTTGGTGGGTTTGCAGCAGTAGGGTTTAAATTTGAAAAAGGATAATATCCAGTTACAGCATTACCTCCCCCTTCATTTGGATTTTCCCAATTACCGCCACCACCAGAACAATCAGAATTTAAAGCGCTACTGCCTGGATTATAAATATTATTGTTATCAGTGGCAGCTGACCAATTTGATGGTGTTAGCGCCATATAAGAACCAGAAGGTATAGCTACATTACGAGCAGGACTAGACCCCTCAATTGGGATTGTTATAAAGTCTTTTACTTGTGCTTCTTTTTCTAACACAGTGGTATACACACAATTTGATTGAATTCCAATAGTGTCTCTTTTAACTATAAGCCTATCACCTTTCTCAACTTTTTGTGCGTTTTCCCCATCTAATAAACACCATACTCTAGTAGAGTTAGGGTCTAAAAAGAATATATTAGTATAAATAGTATTGTAAGTATCTCTATCTGGCTGAACAACAAATTTATATTTGCTCGCCCACTTAGGAGCTTTCATTGCTACAGGAATTGTTACTTTAATTTTATTTACTGAAGTAGATTCACTACAAGGAACTGGAATAGTATTTTGTGGACTTACAATAGGAGTAGAGCTTCTTCCAAAATCATCCATATAAACTATAGCTGTTTCATAGTTTCTATTACTTTTTAATGTTTTAGGATTAGAAACATCTTTATATGCTGCATCTGAAGATACAATTTTATAATAATTAAAAACTACTTGAGTAGCAGTTGCTCCTCCAGAATAAACACAAGTGTCAACATAAGCCATAGCCATTAATTTAATACCTATAACATTAGCGTCTGTTGTGCTTGTTACTATTCCTAAATTTGCAAATGCAAAATCTTGTGTAGGTGTTCCTCCAGTACAAAAAGTGTCGCTTGTTCCACTCCAGCATTTTGTTAAAGTAGTACTACTTCCTCCACTAGCATTAATTAAATTCTGTGGAACTATACAATTAAAAATTGATGAAACGTTAACTCCATTTGCACAATTTTGAACTGTAGTAAAGTTTGTTGGTGAGCCTATATACTGTATAAATTCACTACTAGTAGCTAAATCAAAAGCACTCGTGTAATTTCTTGGAAAAACAAATTCAATTTGTAAATTGTTAACTGCTCCAGAAGCATCTGGCGGTGTGAAAGCACCAGAAATATTACCACCAAAACCTTGATGATTAAAACTTATATCCATTACTAAAGAAGCACCTTGTTTTAACACTAATGGAGTCCCACTAACTAACCCATCCTCAGTCAAATAGACTATCATTTGTCCATCAGTTACCGTATAAGTAACTGGAGAACCAGACGTACAATCCATATCTATAGCTGCGTTTTGTTTTGTTATAGGCAAGTCTGTTTCGTTAACTATTGTAGAGTCAAGTTCAGTTACATAATTAAAAATAATAGGCTCATTTGTAGAGTCTACTAAATCATAACCCTCATAGTAATTACCATACATTAATCGATTACCCATTAATGTTTGAGATTTTGCTAACAAAGGAACGTTATCATATAACCTTAAAATTTCAGAATCTTCTAAAATTGTAAATATTTTGCTGTTATCAAAAAGAACTGTTTCCGTATTATTATCACCTAAACCTAATTCTTCTTTATTAAATGACTCTATAACTTTTATTATATTTTTATCAGCTTCTTTAAAAAGTATTTGTATTTCTTTTACTAGTGAACTCCCTGTATTATAAGATAAGTTAACAGCATTAAACTCATTGACCATACCTTCATTTAATCCACTTTCTAAACTTAAATTAAATGATTTTGGGTCAAAAGCTGGCTGCGTAAATTGAGATGTAGCTGAGTATTCGTCATTTGCATATCTATATCTGTAAGCAAAACAAATTAATCTTTCTTCTAAATAAGTCTCATCATTTACAATGTTAAGTAGTTGTATTGACGGAGCAGCCATTGGTGGCTTTTTAATAACTAAAACTTCTTCTGCTGTAAATTGGTCAATATTACCTGCTGTAGGATTTTCATAGTTTTTTGTAACGTCAAAAAATCTAGGGGGATTGTAATTGTCAGTAAAAAATATTAAATTATTTACTTTATTAATTCCGTTAATTAAATATTTGTCTGTAAAATTTAATGTTGATTGTGTACCACTACCATCATCAATACTTATCATATGGTAAGTTGTAAGTTTAGAAATTATATTGTAAGATAAAACTATATCTAAAACATTTGTTGCTCCTAGACCAGTTGCATCTGCGTGAACAAACCAATAAATAGTTTCATTAGCAGTGTCTGCAAAAGAACCTAACGTTTTAAATCCATATGTAGTTCCACTTGGATACTCTGGAGTAATTAATAATTCATTACCTTTCGAGTTTTCTACAGAACCAATTTCAGAATTTTCAGTAGAGCCAAGTCTAACGTTTAACGCATCAATATATTCGCCTTGAGGAACTAATCGTTCATCAACGCTTTTATTCATTCGTCCTTGTATAAAGTTTCTTAAAGTTTTAGCCATATTATTTTATCCACTTATCTTTTCCTCTCATATTCATCAAGAGTCTTCCTGGATGTATATTACTCATTCTTATCTTTGCATTTCTTAACAAAGCACTTTTGTTTTTCTTAGCTCTATTAACGATGTATTCTTGAACATTTAATTTACTATTTAATATAGCATATTGAATATAAGCGTATACATAATCTTCAAATAATTTATTGACAGTAATCTCGCTATCTATACCACCTTCCATACCATCAGAAACATATTCTAAAATGCATAATTGATTTCTCATATTAGAACTAAAATTTATAACCCCTTTCTTAGAATCAATTCTAAATGTTGGATTAGCATTAGCAGTTTCAGTGTTTAATCCATACATAGATAATCCATATGAATAATCAAAATACCAGCACCCATTATGCTGATAACCAAGCATCCCATCAAACATTGCACCTTGATTAAGATACATTGTTCTGTCCTTTTGTTTTATTCTATTAAAGTCTAATTCTGAAAACTCTGGTTTTAAAATATTACCTAATTCATCAAATAAAATATTTGTAGCCTGGTCTTGTAAATATGCAGACGAAGAATTAATTTGAATGTTTTCTGTTAAAGGTCTTAAGACTCCGTTGTCATCTAACATAGAAAGTCTTACCCAATTAACATAATCTTGTGGTAAAATAAATCTTAATAATTCTCCAACACTTAATTCTAAAACTTTTATTTCTTTAAATGCATCATAGTTTAATTCTTGTACAGCTCTTTTTGCGTGAAATAAAATTTTATATCTTTCTTCATTATTTACTAATGAATGATTTCCGTCATACATTAACAAAAAATTGTTTACTATGTCAGCTAAACTAACGTATTGATAAGAACCCCAATTTGCATTTTTCGGTTCTACACCACTATTTTCGTAATATTTATAATCGTCTAAGTATGCCATTATTGTTCTGAATTATTTTCTAGTTGGTCTTGTGTGTTTGCATATTGTACAACTTGTTCTTCTCTAATTGATACCCCAGCATATCCTAATATTTTAACTACTAAATCTGGCTCATAATCTGCCGATAATTCAAAGTCTTGGTAAGATGCTGAAGTAGCATCAAAAACAGGCTCTCCTCCAGTAACGTTTAAATATGTCCATACAGGTGGTAAAGGGTATCTTATGTACTGCGCCTTGACTTGATTAGCACCTGTTATAGTAGATGGAAATACAGTCAATACAGACCCTTCAGTTGTGTATGCAGGGTAAGTTGTAGTTGGAGCAGTTAAGTTAGAATTATTTAATAATGTAATTTTACTGTGACTTGCTCTTTCTGCTTCACCAGTATATGTAGTTCCTGCAGTGTCAAAACATAAAACTTTATTAATTAAATAATAATCTGATGGTAATGTATATGTGTTATTAGCAACATTTACTAAAGCTGCGGTTACAGAAAACAAATCAATTACTTCGACAATACCTTTAGATATATCAGCATAACCAGTTCCAGACTGACGTGCATTTTCTTTAATTATTTGATAGTTATATTCATAAAATAAATCTTCAAATAAATCTAATTGCGCTTGTTTAGCATATAAATTAAAATCGTTAGGAGCAATATAACCATAGTTGTTTTTATTTAATATTGCTAATACTGTATTTCTTACTGAGTTAATCATCTGTAATCGTTTGTACAAAGATAAACAAAAAAAAAGAGGCAATAAATTTTGCCTCTTTCTTAAGTTAGTTAATTTATATTAAGCAACTGCTACACCAGTAATGTAAACTGTAGGTGGCAACTCAACTCTTACAGCTCCAGATGCTCCAGATGCTGCTTTAAGTAGTGCATTTTGAAATGCTGCAACCATTGGACTATTGATTTGTGTTACTGCATCGTGAGTTAAAGTAATTTTCCAATCACCACTCATAAATACTTCAGTAGATAAATCAGTTTTTGGATTTATAAACATTATTCCAGATGTTGGTAGAAATCTTTGTAATGCTCTAGTGTCTGAAAAGATACTAAATGCCTCTCCAGTAGCCATTATACTACCACTTAATTTTAATCTATTGTCACTAACAACTTCTATAACTCTTGCACTTGTATTATCCGTGGTATTAATCACTTCATCTTTAGCAGCGACTGTAGTTAAAAAGTTTTGACCAGTATCAAATAATTGGTCAGCTGGAGCAGAAATAGTGTATGCGTCTTCTAAGTCTGCATAAGCAGCTCCAAAAATGTTAGCACTTAAAGTTAATGCTTGCCCAACAAAAGGAACAGATGGGTTATTAGAGTTTAATGCAGTTACAGTTGCAGTACTAGTTGTTACAGTATTAGTTACTGTATCTCCTATTGCTACACCTAAACTAGTAAAATTACCTGCTGCATCAAATAATACATTAGGTCTGTATATGCTAAAGTTATTACCATTAGGCAAAGTACCTCCAGTAATTTGTAAATTATTATTATCAGTTACTACTGATACAGTTCCTATTAAAGTACCTGCAGTAATATCAGCAACAATATCATTTGCTAATATCCCAGAAGTTTGAAAGGTTCCTCCAGTAACAGTTATTGTTGTACCTGTAGCCGCAGTTTGCGTTCCAGTTACAATAAAATCAGCATCTGCTGTACCTGTTGCTGGTGCTACATTAGTCTGGACTCCTGAATCCACCACTAAAGACTCACCAAATGAAATATATTTTGCCATATCTTTATTTATATTAATTATTAAAGAACAAAGATAAGCAAAAAAAAAGACTACTTTAAGTAGTCTCTTTTAGGATTATTTTTTAGAAATCTTTTCTTTGGATTCTAAAAGCTTTAACGACTCTATCCCTTCGTCTGATTTAAAATAAGAGGATACAATATAATTGGTTTCTTCACCAAATGGTACTGTAAGCATTCTTTTTTTATTAGATTTAGTATTAAAGTGTACGTCTTTACCTTTTTGAATTAACAAGTTATTATCAAAAAATGTTTGAACTTTAGCTTGTAGTTTTAACATAGGGTCTTTAAGTACGGATAAAAATCCTTCTGGGTCGTTTTTAGCATATATTAAAACATCACGTTTTAATTCAGCTGTTGAAACCTTTGAAACATCAATACCAAATAATACTCTAGACACTTGTTCTAACTGGTCTATTTCTAAAGTTCTAGCCTCAACTAATGCATCTACTTGAGCATTTAAAATTTCTACATCTTGTCGTGCATCAGACTCAGTATCTACTTTTCTAAATACTCTTTCATATCCAGGATGAAACTCTAAAAACATTTGTAAATTAGGATTGTTTTTTGGGACACTTAAAAATCCATCTTCAAAGACAATAGGCTCTAATACTTTATTGCCATCTTGTTCATCTACAAAAATTGATTTTTGATTCCTTGAATAACAGAGTTCTCTGTTTTGTTGTTTTTCCTCATCCCAATATAAAAGAGTGTTTCTTTTATTATGATGAGAAGCTAGCATAAATGATAGTGGTGCATTACCATCTACCAATACATACGTTTCGTTTTTTAAAATTTTCTTTTTCATTATATTTAATTTAATTTGATTAAAAAAAAGGGAGGAGCGAACCCCTCCCCTTAGTAATTACTTCCTTACGACTTGAATAAGAAGAAGTTGTTAGCACCTAAAGTACATACACATCTTTCAGATAAGAAGTTAACTTGCATTAAGTCATCACCACTTGTAGTAGCGCCTCCTGCTCCTCCAGTAATCCACGTTTTATATCTTCTGTCTTCAGTTTCTGAAGCTCTATATCTAACGTGTAAGAATGGTCTCTTAGCATTTTTACCTAAAACTTGGTCATATACAGTAGTTGAACCTGCTGGTACCATTAATCCATTAATAGTTCCACCAACTAAACCACCTCTCATTGTTGGGTCATTTAAGTATTTCCAGTCAGACTTGTAGAAGTCATATCCTCTACGGAATCCTCTGAAACCTAAGTTTAACGCCATTTCCTCATCATTATCAAATAATCCGTATGAAGTACCGTTGGCACCATAAGAATTTTGAGAAGCTAACATATCGTCAATATCAAAACCAAAGTTTCTGTTTAAGAAAATAACATTTTCTTCAATAGAACCTTGCTTATCTAATCTTTCGATAATTTGGTCAAACTCAAGTAAGTCAACTGGATTACCTCCAGACCATACATTACCTCTTGTTCCAACAACGTGGAATACACCTTCAGTACCTTTGTTTCCTACTGGTGAAACTGCAGCTGCTGCTCCAGAACCTGCTACTGCTGGTACTGCTTCAATCATTGCTGTTTCTAAGTAGTCATCAAAACGTAATCTTGTGTCGTGTTCAGACTTTAAATACCATAAGTATCCGTTAGCTCCGTCTTCTCCAGATATTTCAATCCATCCAATTTGAGCCATATCAGAACCTGCGATTCTGTAAGTATCTTTTAGGATAATTGGTGAATTACTGAATATAGAGTCATCAGAGATTAAAGTATCTGCCATTGTATCTGTTCCTTTTCTGAATTCAGACCCATAAACAAATATAGACATTGTTGACGCATTTGCATAAGCAGCTTGAGTAGCTTCGTAATATGCAACTGTACATTGTCTGTTAGGATAATCTACAGCAGTTACAACTGCTTTGTTACTAAAAGCTGACGCTGCAGTCTCATCAGAAATCATAATTGTTTGACCAACTCTGATTGCAATCCCTCCTGCTGCACCTGTTGAAGGCTGAGTAGCTGGGTCGATTTGTGCTAATGGTACTGTTAATACTTGCGTAGTTTCGTTACCTACATAAGAACCTAGAGTAACTCCAGTATACTTAGTATGTAATCTTCCTTGTTCCGCCCACTTTACCATATCTGAGTTAGACGGCATTTCAGCACCTACCATTCTTAAGAATGATGATACTGTTCTGTTTCCGTAACGTTCGAATTCTTTTTCATACGTATCTGGTAGATATGTACTTAAAAAATCGAAGTTACTAATGTAGTTAGTTTGAGTAGTAATCTGCTGCGCACTAGGCTGCAACTGAAAATTTAACAAACCACCTGTTTCAATAGCTCCTGCCATAATTAATAGTTTTATGATTAGTCGTATGCGACCAATCTGGTTTTAAATTTATTTTATTTTCGGCTTTTAATCCTTAAACTCTTTCCAGAGTCTGGATTAATAGTCCTAATTTTCATTCCTCCTTTAGCAGTAGATACTTCTGGTGTGTTACGTAATCCCATTTTTATATTTTTGGTTTTACGTGCATCACCTTCAATAGCTTCTGATTTGCCTTGCTCATAAAAAAACTCAGCAAACTTGTCTGGATTCATCGCTAATGATAACGCTTTATGATACCCACTAACATTCTCCATCATTCCGTCTTTATCCATATACTTATTTACAAAGTTCATTATACTAGAATTAGACTTCTTTAATGTTTCTGCGTCACCTGGTTTATACGTTATATTATTCTCACCTATTTTAAATTCAAAACCTTTGAATTCGTTTGAAAATACTTCGTTAGATTTCTTGGCGAACCAATTTCTCTTTCTTTCTGTCAACTCACGTTGACTAGCAGCATCATTAACATACTGTTTGTACTCGGCTAATTGTTCTTTAACTTCATTAGACATATCAGCGGTTCTTGACTCAAGAGGCTGACTATACTTGTCTTTCTGTTCGTTAAAAAACTTATTTGCTTTTCTAACAATTTTTTTCTTTGCTAACTTTTTCTTTTTAATAGTAGATTCATCATCTAAATCTTCATCTATTAAGTAGTCTTCCATTAAAACCTCGACATCATCACTGTCTACAGCTTCTTCGGTAGCTAAAAAATATTCAGCTAGCAAACTATCTGGCTCCATATCATCAAAGTTTTGATTTAGTTTTACAAAATCTTCAACTCCTCGACCTGTTTCCTTTTTATATTTTAAATACGCTGCGACATCTTCTGGTAAATCTTCCTTCGTTTCTCGCTCAGTAACTAAATCATCAAATGAATTAATTTCTTTTCCGTATCTGTTTTTTAAATAACTTAATACTTCTTCTTCTTGCAGTTCAGCCTTTTCAACTGGTTTCTCTGCTTCTTGTGAAGATTCTGTTATTTTATTTTCTTCTGAAGACCCCTCTGTGTCTTCATTTAATTTTTCTTCGTGTTTTTCTAGTAGTTCGTTTTCTACTTCTACCGCTGATTTTTGGTCAGCAGTAACTTCTTTAATTTTTAATGCCATTTGATTTAATTTAATTTGTACAAAGTTAGTGATTTAATTATTGTTTATTTAACGTCTATCTTGGCTCAAACTCCGACAAATTAAAACCATCTAAACTATCTTCATTAGATTCAAATCGTTGAGGTGGTAAATTGTTTTGTCGTTGATTAATCAATCTAGACTGTTCGTTATTAGCTTGTGTTATTCTATCAGACTTTGCAGTTTCTCTTTGAGTCTCTCTTTGCTGTAAAGACTTTTCACTAATATCTCTAAGCTGTTGGTTGTACCCAAATTCTTTGTCCATTAATGTACCTTTAAGTTGTGCTTCAGCATTTAGTCTTTCAATTTCAAAAGCTACTTTAGCTTGTTCTAATTGCATTTTAGCTTGACTTTCAGCTTGGATTTTTTGCATAGCTGTTTGAGCCGCCAACTGTTGAGACTGCATTTGTATTTGACTCTGCTGCTGTTGTTTCTGCATTTCAAACTGCCTGTCTTGTTCTTCTTTTTTCAGCCTCTTCATTTTAAGAAGTTGATTAGCAAGTTTTAAATTATGTATTTCTCTTATGTCAATTGCATCCTCTAAGTTTATATCACCTTTAGATAATGCTAAACTAATGTTTTGCTCTAATTGTGCTTTTTCTTCTATGTCTGGTGTAACTTCTATAAAAATACCAAAGTCATAAATATAAAGGTCATTCATTTCTTTAATAACAGCAACATTATATTTACCAATTTGATTTGCAAACTCTTCTCTAAATTCAGCGTATTCCAATATATCACCCATACGAAGAGTTAACCCTTCAGCTAAAGTTCTATAAATATATAACGCTCCATCTAAAATATGTCTAGTAGCAGTATTTGAATTTAAAGCAGCCATTTTTTGTATACCTACCAATGCATTTGCATCTGGGGTATTACCATCTTTAGCTTCACTTAATCCTGTTACTTGTCTTATCATATTTAAATAGTTATTTAAATTAGTAATAAGCATTTGTGTTTTACTAGCTCCAGAGTTAGATGTTAATTGTGTAATTGGTACTTTACCTTGATTAAAATCTCCGTCTTGTGTGTAGCTTCTTCCAACTACACTACCAGTTTGAAAATATAATCGCAAGGCATCCTCTGGATTATATGCATTACCAGTACCTAAATCAACTTCGTTTAAACCATCAGCATCTATATAAACCCCATCTGGCACGACTCTTGATATAACTTGTTGTAATTTTAAATGTGTTAACTGAATTAAATCAGCAAATGGTAGCATTCTTCTTGTTAAAGACTCTATCACTCCTTTATACATTCTTGGAGCAGTTGCAACATAATTAGGCAATGCATTCTGTGTAGCTGACTTAGGTCTTACCATATTTTCAGCTAACTCCCATTTTAAAACAATATTAGTTCCCATAACCATAATACCGTTATACCAAACATCTATAGTTTTTTCAACTTTTTCAAATTTTCCATCCTCCATCATTTCTTCTGGTGGATTAAATTGGTCGTCTTTTTCTATAATTTTAGAACCTCCATTTTCATTATACTTCTTTTTATAAACATACTTTTTAGTAGTTTTATAATTAAAGTATAATAGTGTACAGGTGTCTTTATAAAACAAACTATTACTATAATACTGAGCAACATTAAAATAATCATACCACTGTTGACTCATTGTACTTATTTCTTCTAAATCTTCTTTTGTTAAAGATTGGTCAATTTTCATTAATTCTGTTATTGCAAGAGTTTTAATTTCTCCCCAATAAAAACAATCTTTAAAATGTGGGTCTTCAGTATAACTATAAATTAAATTAGCTGGGTCTATATATGAAACCTTAACTCCATTCCCTGGTTCAAATTCGTGTTTAGCCGCTCCAATACCTAATACGGTTAAATCATAATCAATTCTTTTTCTAATATCTTCATAATGATTTAAAGCAAATAAAGTATCTATTCCTTCTTCTTGAGCTATTTCAATAGCTGGCTTATAATTAAGCTGCATATACAATGCTAGCTCTTCATTTGAATTAGGTAAATCTTCTGGACTCATTGTAAAAGGATTAACTCCAAAGTTATCTTGAACTGCTTTGAGCATATCTTTAGAAACCATTTGAGCTTCAATCATATCTTGAAATTGCGTTCGTCTGCTTTGAGACATAGCATCTTGAGCATATGCATTTACTTTAAAAAGCCTGTCTGACATTCCATTAACAACTAAGTCAATAAACTTTGGAATAACAGGAACAATCGCCCAATCTAAATTTAAATACGATAAATCTCCGTCTACCGCTAATTCGTTTTTATATTTGGCTATTGACTGCTCTCCTCGAGCATACAATCTTAATCTGTTAAAGTCTTGCCATTGACTGTAATATCTACAACTGTTTGAATCTTTTCTAAACCATTCGTATTGTATAGCTTGACCTATCATCAAACCATACTCTTCTGTAGCCATTTCTGCTTCAGAAGCAAACTGATTAGGAAACCCAACATTAGATATATTTATTTTAGTTTCTATCATTTATTTTAGTAATTCGCTCAAAGTTCCTTTATTAGCATATCTTGCAAAGTTAATGCTTATTTTTGATTGTTTTTTAGTAGGCGTGTATAGGTGTTTTTGATTAGCCATAACAGCTAATCCAGAGCTAATTGAAGCATCATACTTAGTCCTATTGTTTATCTCAAATTTCGCCCAATCTTCCAAAGTTCTCATAAATGGCATTGTACCCATTTCATCTGCATCTCTAAACGTACCAGTAGAATCAATACCTACATATTTTTCAATATATGATTCAATTGCTGCTGCGTGAGATTGTTTTACATCTTCTGATGAATTAGGAATTCCTCCTAATTCTCTTTCTGTTTTCGAAAGTTTGTTATATGTTTTGTCTGGTCTGTTCATACTAAAACCTCTATACCCTCTGTTTTTAAAATGATATAAAAGCCTTGGTTTATTATTTTCACACAGTAAAGGCATTCCATAAAATACACACGCCATTAATACGTCTTCAAAAAATATCTCTGCAGTTTGTGGTCTAGCAACATATTCTAAAAAAAACTCATTACTAGGAGCGTTATCCATATTAAATTTAGTCATTCCGTGCAAAGCACCGTTAGAACCTTTACCGCCAACTGTTCCAGAAATATCATAAGAGTCACATCCAAAAGACCCCAAGTGTTCATTACCAGGATATTTAGTTCCATTACGCTCTGTATATCTGTTTTGCATATTAAACTCTGGAGTCCAGCTAACTAAAAATCTACCATTTTTATTTGGAGAAAATATTACTCTAGAATCTTTTATACCATTATCCCATTGAAAAGAACCACGAGTAGTATGCTGCTCTAATATTAATGAATCGTTATAATCTATCTGTTGATATATTTTGGTTAAATTAAATAATGATTGATTACTTTCATCTCTAAATGCGTGTGATTCAGTACGTGGAAATTGTCTGTAAAACTCATTTAAAGCATTAGCATCTGATTTTAATGAATCAACTTCATTTTGCCAGTAGTCAATTGCACCTACATTAATAGGCTCATTATCAATACCTAATACAGGTTTTTTTGGAGTATCTAATACAGGCATACCATACCTATCTATAAAACCTTCCATATTCCATTCCATAGGTATAAACAAATTGTATAGACCGCTTTTTGTTTGACCGTTAGCATTTCTTTTGTTAATATCTGAATCTTCAAATAATTTTTTAAAACTACTACCCCCTTTGTTTAAAGCATTAGAAGTAGAACCCATCATACATTTACCAATAATTTTTCTACCTAATCTTAAACAAGTTTTAGTAACTCGCCAATTGTTTAATATATCATTAGGTCTTATCCACTTTCCACTTTCATCGTGAACAAGTAATAATAGTTTTTCACCATCATAGCTGTTGTCATCAGTATTTTTCCAGTCAATAGTAGTGTCTAAACCATCCATTTCAAACTCATCTTTTAGATGCATATTTTTTTTAGTTATTTTAGAGGCTGGAACTCTAAAGGCTAATTCTGTTTTTGGTTTATCCATACCATCTTGTATGGGTTTAAAAAAGAAAGGATAATTATTTGTTATTGGAACTACTTTATCTGTAAACATTTTTTTTGCATCTGCACCAGTTTTAGATAATATTCCTATTCTAGCATCTTTAGATATAGTACCTATATTAGCACATTCCTCTGACCCCATAAAAGAAAATCCAGAACGTCTTATTTTTAAATAACAAATACCGAAACTTCTAGGGTCAGCTTTACACGCTTCCCAATAAATATAAAACAATCTATTGGCTTCTCTAAAATCTGGGAAACCTACATCTATTTTTGTCCATTGTAAATACATATAATGAGAACCAGTAATATATGTTGGCTCACCATTATTTAAAAACCAATGCCCTTCTTCTCTTCTTTCAAACTCTCTTTCAATATAATCTACCCATAGATTTTTAAACGTAGCAGGCATTTCATTCCACTGAAATATTGTTTGAATTTTTGATAACGTTTTTGGATATTCTTGGCGAACCCAGTATTGTGAAGTTTTGTTTTTTAGTCGTGTACGACTAAATACAGGAGATAATGGTAATGCTATATCTAATCCATTAATAGATATAATATCACCTATCTGTCCAGTTTTAGATATGATTATTATATTATAAGTAGAATTATAACCATACTTCCATTTTCTTGTTTTATTTTGTTTTGTTAAAACATTTTTTGGAATTATGCCTTCTAATTTTTCATATAATTTATTTGGAGTTTCTTTCTGCAAATCCTTGTTTTGTATCAGTTTTTAAAAATCCTTTTTCGGCTAATTCAATATTTTCTTTTTCCGCTTGTATTCTGTTTAATATTTCAAACGCATCCATAATACATAATTTTTTTGTTGCTGCTGCATTTTTCAATCTGTCAGCTGACAAGTCATCTTCTGGGTCGTGTTTTATAATAGCTTCTTTTGCAACTTTAATCAATTGCTCCACCGCTCTGTATCCAGCTTTTATAATCTCTAACTTTATGTTTTTTGAATCCATCTTTTTTTCGATTATACTTAATTTTAGGTTTTAACTCTCCTTCTTTAATAGAAGGTTTAAATTTTTTTCTTTTTTTCATTACAAAACTGCCGTAATACTTTGTGTGTAAATACGATAAAGTTTTTCTCCATCCACATTAAACTCATATTCTGTATCTGGTTTATATGTAACTTTGTCTCCAACTTTTACACCATAGCTTTTTAATTCATCACTAATATATTTTATATGACCTACCAGTGGTTCAAACTCAGTATTTTTATAAATAATTGAGTCTTGTTTTTTTAAAGGTTTTACAAAACAAAATCTATCGTGCGAATACCATTTGTCTTTTTGTTTGTATAAAAAAAACTGGTCAGAGTCTACAAAAAACAAATTGTCTTTTAAAAAACTTTTACCACTTTTTTGTCTTCCTTTCATATCATAATAATATTTAAATACATTATGATGAACTAATAAAGTGTCTCCTTTTTTTATGTTACCAACATAACCTAAAGGAACATTAATAACAACAGCCTCACGATTAGAAAACTTATGGTCTTCTTGAGAAGTGCTTGTTATAAACTCTAACCCTTCAATATTAGTGGTATTATTATAACGCTTATTATTAGCAGGCTTTACAATAAAATCAAAAAGAGATTGCATTAAAAATTGATATTATATTCAATAGATATAGGCATTGTAGAAGAAAAAGACTTCCACAATACTATTTTGTCTTCTTGAATAATGTAAATTTGAAAGTTAGATAATTGTTTACTATATCTAATTAAATGAATTTTATAGTGACCACCTAAAATTTCTTGTCCAACTAAATAGTGCATAGCACCAGACTTATAATCTGGACCTACAGAAATTTTACGAATATCCATTTAACTCTGTGTTATAACTCGATATAAAATATTTACAATTGCAGTTCCATTACCTTGAGTTGGGTTTTGAGTAAGAGCCTTGATAGTTAATGCGGCATTAGCACTTAACTTTACATTTTCAATTAATGTAGAATTGTATGCAACATTAACAGCAGAATTATATACACTACCTGCCCAAGAGCCAGCATCGTCTGTTCCTGTTTCTAAAACTATTTCTCCTGCACCAGATACAAAATCATATGCTTGTGTGCCATACGTAAAAAATACAGTAGCACGAATAATTTGAATATATGTATTCGCTCCTTGAGCAGCGATTAAAGTAACTGGAGAGGAAAATAGATTTAAAAGCTGTGTAGTAGATAAAGTGACTTTAGTAGACTGTAGCGATGTGCTAGCAAAAAAACTTGATATACTATTTAAAGTTGCGGTTTTTGTTGCTAAAGCATCTGTTTTATCCGTTAATATTAAATAGTCCTCTCCATCTGGTACGATGTTAGGATAACTATTAGTGTCACTTATTCTTGCCATATTATGCTTTTTTTAAGTCTGCTGGAGCCTCTGGAGTAACAACCCCAGTTTGCAAATTAATTTGCGCGTTCTCTCCGTATATTTTAATTAACTCTACTTCTTTACTTTTAAACTGAGTTTGAAGAGAATCAATTTGAGCCATAGTGTTTTTTTGTTCTATGATTGTGTCTCCTAATCTAACTTTTAAGGCGTACATCTTTTGTTGTAACCCTTGAATTTCTCCTAACTCTTCAGTTGTAAGTTTTTGTTGTTTTGCTTTTTTTGCCATTTGATTTAATTTAATTATTATTATTATTTTTTACAAAGATAAGTAAAATATTTTTTAACCACCTGTATCGTTTGCTTTCTCCAAATCGGAACTTAAAACCGTATTATATTTGTTACTTACATTAGATAGTACCCCATTCATTTTTTCACCCCAAGCTACAGCAGTAGAACCATACGTTATGTCCATACGAACTCGATAAGCAGAATTAGTAGCATTTGTTGAAAGCCATTGATTTAAACCTAGATAATTATCCTGTGAAGGTTGTTCTTCTTCTTCAACATCATAATAAATATTTCTTCCACATACATTTAAATAACCATTAGTGTTCATAGCTGAAATTGCAGTAGCATTTAATGTAAACGAATTAGTAGATTGATTGCCAGATACCCACGAAGAATAACCTGGAGAACCATATTGATTTGAAGAATAAGATGTACCTCCAACATTATCAATATCTGTAGTTTCTATAGTTTCAGTACCATCACCCCCAAAAGCTGTAGAGTTATAAAGACCTATACTCCCATCATTAACAGCAGCTCTTCCTGCTATTTTTATTGTAGCGGCAGATATTGTGTTTGAGCCAGTAATACTACTTACATCAAAAAAACAAAACCAACGATATAACCTATATGTAGTACCTCCCCTACCAGTAAGAGCGCCTGCTCTAACAGCAAAAGTATTTTGTTCACCAGTAGCAATACTATCAGCATCACTTGTAGATAATAAATCATCCCAATCATCAGAGCCTAATCCTGCCTCTAAAGTAGCTCTTCTATTGTCTGCAGCATAAATAGTAGTAGTAGGCATATATTAATATTGTTTTTTAGGTAAATAATACACACTAGATTTAAAGTAATGATTACTTGGAGGTCGCACAGGAATATATTCATATGTAACATCTTCTATACCATAAATATTTTTTTCATCTCTGCAACTATTCCACCAAGATAATTTGGTTCCTTTTTTGGTTAAATCTACAACTTTTTCTCCAAATACTTTAAAGTCTTCATCACCATACGTATCATAAAATATCCCATCATATTCAGATAAGTCTTTTAATGCATTAAGCCAAGTACCTAAAATTAACCTTACATTCGGTTTGTCTTCCGCCCATATTCTTGCTTGATTGTAAACCTGTGGATGTGATTCAATAATAGTATGAGAATTAATATTTTGCTGTTGTATATAGTCCGCAGAAATACCCATACC